AATAAACGAGGACCTACTACTTTAGCACTAGAATCTAATGGTAAATTGACTTTTCTTAAAAGAGAGAGAGCAGAATTAAAAGATAAACGATTTAAATCTTGTACAGCTCCTAATCGTTTAGTATGAGCTTCTGCTCCCCAGTTTCCTTTAAATGCTTTTCTAAATCCTTCTTCAACAATGCGTTCTTTGAAAAATTCTTTATAATTATTATCAATTAAACTTAAAAAATTTTTTTCATAAATACCTTTTTTATAGTAATATTCTTTGTCTATTTTTAAATAAATATTACGCTGTTGAAGAGTATAATATTCTTTGAAAAGATCATATATGAGAGAACCTGGTAATTCTACACGTTTAAATTTAAAACTATCACGATCAGTAGATTTATTTTCTTTCATAAATACTTTTAATAATTCTAAAACCATATATCCTAAGAAACATGCTTTATCTTTAAAATTAAGTTCTCCAATATGTGGAAGAAAATAATCAGCTAATATTTCCATAACATGAACAATAGTTTTGCCTTTTGTAAATGTAGCAATATATTTAATAGCATTTTCTTGTGTAAAGATCTTACTGGCATCATGAATAGATGGAATAAATAAATCAATATAAGAATTATATTTTTCCATATCTAATAAACAACACTCTATTATAGATTTATCTGAAGTAATACCTAAAGCACGCATTACAATAAATAATGGAATGGGTTTTCTAACGTTAGGAATATTAACAACAATTTGATTATTTGTATATTTAGAACTTTCAGCTACTATTCTAACGGATAATGTTCTAATCGGTTTAGAAGCATCTTCAGATACCGATCTTATTTCAGCAGAATGAGAATATATTTCGTTAACTTTATCTCTAATATACAACATATTATCGGCAAATTTTTCTTGTGATACAATTACTTTTTCCTTACCGTCAATTATAAAATAACCACCAAGATCATTTTTACATTCGCCCATGATATATCTAACATTTCTATCCAAACCATTCATAATACATAATTTTGACTGTAACATAATAGGAAATCTGCCTAAAAATATTTTTTCTAATGTTGTAGAAGTTTCAATAATATTTCCATCATCATCTTCTATAGTATAATCAATAACCACATCATAATGAATAGTGATAGCATATGTCATATTTCTTAATCTAGCATCATTAGGATACATATAATGCTCATGGCTTTCATCGTAAATAATTGGTTTTCCATAATATAATCGATTTCCTTCATATCCTCCAAAATAAATACTTGCTTGTAATTTGAACCGATCAGTATCAGGATCTTGCTGTTTAAGTATTTTAACTGGATTTTTTTCTTTTAATATACGTTGGATACCCTCTTCAAAAAAATCATTATAAGATTCAATTTGATGATTAACTAATGCTTGAGGGTTATCTTTAAAATATTTATCTATAATTTTCCATGGTATATTTTCATCCATTTAATATATTATAATCTTATATTTTTAAGTATATAATATATTTCACAAATTTTTGTTAAAATTAATTTAATATCTTCTAACTCTTCTTAAAGCAGATTGAGACGCGTGATGTTGATCACCTCCAAATGATTTGTCGTTGTAATTATTATTAATTGAATTTAATTTTTTGAATCTTACATAGTCAGAACCATCATAGACATATCTAGGATTACCAGTATATGCTGAATTTCCACTAGTTTGAATATTACCAGCTAAACCTTTATATCCAGCAAGTGCTTGGCTCGAAAATGAAGGGTTAATACCAGTTACTTGATTAGCAGGTGTTCCAAATATAGGATTTGTTGATTCATTAACAGTTCCATTAACATCACCGGCATTCATGGCAGCTCTAAAAGGTGTAATTTGTGTTTGTCCTTTATTTTTATAATACATAGGACTAACTTTTGAATTTCCAAAAGGAATATATGCTCTATTACCAAAAGATTGTCTTAATATTTTTCTGTTCATAGAACGTCCATTAGCACCATCCATACCAGAACTTTGATTATAGGCACCAGCACCACCACCTATTAATGTAGGAGCAACACCTGGTAAACCACATCCTAAAGTACTGATACACGATGTTTTATTATTTTTAATAATGTTTTTAAAATTATCCTTAATAAATCCAGACATATTATATATTATAAAAGATAAAATAATATATAATAAAATTGTATTATTCTATCATCACACATACAATTAAAATAATTAATATTTATATAAAAGAAGTAATCCAATTAATATTGCTAATAATAAAAATGGGAAAACTACTAAAAACCAAGATAATCTGGAATAACCATATTTACATAAAGCATCTAATACAATTGTCCAGAAAATAACATATAAAAATTTGAATAAAAATACTAAAAATGAAGAAGAAACATCACATTCATAAGAACCTACACAATATCTAGTTCCAGAACCATATATTACATTTTGTATAATTATGAATACAATAGCAAAAAATGATATCATAAAATAAATGTAAGCGGGGCTACATAATTTATGTAATTTATCTAATAAAGCCATTATAAAATATATACAGAAAATATATATTTTATTCGATATATTTGATATATTTGATATACTTGATATATTTTTAAAATTTAGATGCTAAAGTTTTTGAATTATTTCTAATATATTTAATATTTGGTAAAGGTGCTGGTAAAAGTTTCTTTGTTTCCATTGCTGGTTGAACTGTAGGAGAAGGTGATACGATAGGATGTTTACCTCTATATACTCTTCCTAAAAATGGTGAATTATTAACTAGATTATTCATACCATTTCTATATAAGTTGACTAAACCTTGTCCAAACATACCACCTTTTTGATATGGAGTTAGTCTACTTTTAAAAGCGCCATAAGTCATTTGAGGTTCAGGTTGTGTTTTACCAAAGAAAGGATCTGGGCCGCCGGTAACTTGTCCGTGAGGGTTAAATAAAAAATAGTTACCCATATTATCAACATTCCATGCACCAGGATGTTGAGGGAAAGGATTTGCTCCTAAACCATATCCTCCTTTATGTTTTCTAGTTTTATGTTTTTTTGGAAGATGTTTTCTAGAAAGATGTCTTTTTTTAGACATATATTTTTTAGAAACACGATGTTTTTTAGACATATGTTTTCTAGCAACATGATGTTTTTTAGACATGTGTTTTCTTTTTTTAAGCAAATTTTTTCTCGAATTTTTCATATATATATATTAAAGAAATTAATCAATTTCTACATGAGTTAACATATGTCTACGACAACAATATTTTTTAAGTTTTAGTTTGTCTAAAACAATACCTTCAGGGGTTTTGTCAACATTTTCATCTGTTAAATATATTACTTTATTAATTTCTAATTTTTCATTCATTTTAATTTTTCGAACTTCTTTTTCATAAAAGCGATATTTGTCTGCTAAAACTTTTCCGCAGGTAAAACATTTGATAGGAATAATCATTATATAATAATTAATAATATTATATAATCATTAAATCAATTTTATAATAAAATAAAATTTTTAATTATTTTTTGGACATTTTCCACGAGCATCAATACATTTATTTCTAAAATAAAAATAATCTAAAGTAAAACATTTTTTACCATCAATACTATTACAATGTTGACCATGGTCTATACCAGAATGTTTTTCTTCACTTGCCACATTAATGCCATCCATAGTTGGCATTCTTTTACCATGAAATACTGGACCTCCTCTATTGCCTGCTACACATGTATTATTACTTAACCATATACAACAACTAGTAGAGTTACACGAATTTTTATTTAATTTTTCACATTTTTTTTCTTGTTGTGATGGACTGTTGCTTTTGTCACAGAAAGAACTAGTTAATCTATTCTGAAAAGATTTAGGTTTGTTATCATTATTATTTTGTAAAGGTTCAATAGTAACAACTTTTTTTAGTGATTTTCGAACTAATGGAGTAAAATCAACATTTAACATCGCAAAAACAACAAGAAGTGTAATAAATAAGATAGCTACTAAAATAATATTATCTATATTTTGTTTAAAATATTGAATTACAACAGAACTCATTATATATATCTTAATAAAAATAAAAAATAATTTATATTATTTCATATCCATTTTCTGTTTTAGTTTTTTTAACTATTTTTTTTTTAACAGTAGCTTTTTTTGTATCATTTTTATGAATATTATTATGGCAATCTTCGCAAATATTAACTAGATTAGCAACATGATTTTTATGAAAACCTTCTTCTAAATAATTATTTTTATTAGCATTTTTTTGATATTCTAAATGATGAATTTCAGTTCCAATATTTATTTTACACATTTCACATAAACCTTTAACTTTTTTACTATTATATTTGCTAGTATCCATATCTAAAATATTTTTATATACATTATTATATTTTACACGAAGTTCATGGGCTCTATCTAGAAAATTTTGCGGTAAATTTAAAGATTTACATACTTCTAAACCATACATGCTATCGCCAGGACCTTCTTTCAATTTTCGGTCATACATTAGTTTATTTGTAGACTTGTCAAAAATAACTTCCATATGATATAATTTAATTTTATTCAAATTTTTAACTTCTTCATATTTTACAATTTCATGAAAATGCGTAGCAAACATAAAAGAACTTTCATTTTTATGTAATTCTTCTAATCCAGAAACAAAAATACTCAATGCGGAATCGCTTTCAGTTCCAGAACATAATTCATCACCTAGAATCAAACTATTTTTATTTGAAAATTGTAAAATTGTTCTCAATTCTGACATTTCAACCGCAAATGTAGAGAGACCTTTGAAAATATTATCATTACCTAAAATTCTTGTAAAAATGTAATTATATGGATAATACTCAAATGTTTTACAAGGAACAAATAATCCAGCTTGAGCCATAATTATAGAAATTCCAATAGATTTAATAAAACTAGTTTTTCCAACAGCATTAGTGCCATATAATAAAACGCCGTTATTATAATCTTTTTTATTTGTATTTCCTAATTCTAAATCATTAGTTACATAAACTTCACGTGTATTTAATTGTTCTATTAAACAATGACGAATTCCTGTAAAGTTAAAAAATGATTTATCACTTTCTGTAATAATAGGCTTACAATAATTATATTTAGATGCTATAAAACATTTACATTGTAAAATATCTATTTCGCTAATAAATTGAATAAGATCATCTAAAATATTATTATTTTCAATAAATTTATTTACAAAATCATTGTAATATAATTCTAATATACCGAGTAATTCATTTTTTGAATTATTAATTGATACTGCTATATTTCTAATAGTGCTATTTGTTATACATACATTAGAATTATTTCCATTATATGGAATAAAATCAATATTGTCAATGTCTAATTTGAATGTTTCTTCACTATTAGTAAATTCAGATTTATATTTTAGTTCAATACTTTTCTCTCTACTTTCGAAAGATTTTTTTAAAAATGTTGTTCTTCTTTTTGTAGAAATAAGAGTGGGTTCCATTTTGGGTGTTTCATGTAATTTTACAAATTCGGTTGTTTTTGTTGATTTTTCAAACTCTTTAATCATATTTGAAAAATTCTCTCTAATACATTCAATTAATTGTCGTGATTCTATAGATTTTTTATAACCATTATCTACTTTTTCATATAATCCTTTATTAATGAAAAATATGTTTTTGAGAGAATTATTACCGCTATCGCTAATGTTATTAATATCATCAATATATTTTGCTTTATCTAAATCAAAAAAATCACTAATAATTTTTTTAATTATTTCACTTTTATTTTTAATATTATTAATATTTTCATCTTGAAAATATTGTTTTAATTTTTTATCTTTATTAATAAGAATATTAATTTTGTCAATTAGTAAAATATTATTGTAAATATTACTAAAATCTTTTGGTGTAATTTTTTTCATAACTAATTTTCTTTTTAATTTTTCTAAATCACGAATTTCTTCTAATAATTCTTTATATTTATTCCAATCAGTCGTTAAAAGATAATCTGTAATATTATAAGACTTATTTAATTTTTCAATATCAGTAATTGGATTTAATAAATTGTATTGAAATCTTCTTTTTCCAATAGGTGTAACACAATTATTCAATAGTTTACTAACACAAGATAATTTTCCATTATATCTATTATCAGAAATAATATTTAATTGTTTGAGAGAATGATTAGCTAATATAAGACGATCAGTATAATTTTCATATAAAGGTTTAGATAATTTTGATACTAAATTAGGATTATGTTTATAAACAAAATCTAATAAATAACAAAAAGATTGAGAAGCTATACAATAATTTTGTATTTCATTAATAATAATTTCTTCATTATCAAAGGGATAAAAACGCTTGATAATTTCTTGTTGATATATTTGTTTTTCAGCATTTTCAGCGCTTTTATGTAGATCACTTGAATAATTATTATTTTTATTCAAAATAATTTTATGTATTTTTGAGCATTGAATATTAGTAAAATTAATAATATCATCGATAATATATTCTTCTAGATTAGATAAAATAACACATTCATTAGGATTATAAATAGAAATATAACGTTCAAGTTCATCATATGTACATGGATTATGATAATAAGGCATTGTAAATTCAAAGAGAGAAGTTTTTCCAGTAAAAATATCAATATTTGATATACCAATATTAATTTGTTCTCCAATACCAATAATTTTATTTGAAGAATGATTTATCCAAATACAAATAATATTATTTGTTAAATCTTTACTTTCATTTGAAAAATATGTTCCAGGTGAATAAATTCCATTTAAACTACGAGTAGTATTTTTGGACTGTGAATCTTGAACATATACAACAATTGTATAACCATTATCTTGTAATTTTTTAATATATTTATCTAATTGTGGCAAACCAAATCCAGCCATTACTACTTTTGATTTTCCAACACAAATATTTTTTCTGCTAATAGCCATATCATTAATTTCAGCAAAATCTACAATATTACTTCCTTTAATATTATTATTTTCATCTAATAATCCATATGCTTCAAAAAAAGAACCAACCTGCATTAGTAGAAGTGTTCTCTCTCCATATTCATTTTTCCATTTACTTGTTAAATCTAAATAATCTTTAACTATAGTCATCTAGTTAAAAAATATTTTAATCTTTAAATTATTTTATTATGCTTTATAGTTTAAAATTAATTTTGTATTAAATTTTCTAACCCATCGTGTAAATTTATAGTAATTTTCCATCCTAATTCTTTTAGTTTATTATTACTTATATAATATCGTTTATCATTAAAAGGTCTATCTTCTATATATTCAATCCAATCAT